AAGAACCTGATTCTTCTGGTTCATCAGGATTTAGATTATCAGGAACAAATATAGTTTTTAGTTCTGCTCCAGCTTCAGGAGAAGTTTTCTTTGGAGTTATCTTCGCAGGTGCAGACTATTTAAATGCAGGTGGTACATTCCCTGACGGTACAGTTTCAGTTCCAAGTATTACTTTCTCGTCGGACACCGACACTGGATTTTTCAGGGTAAGTTCAGGATTAATTGGTATTGTTGCTAACGGAACAAAGGTTGCACAGTTCCCAGCATCAACAGGAAGTTCAGGTCAGCTTTTATCTACAAATGGAGCTGGTGTATTGTCCTATGTTGATGCACCATCTGGAGCTACTGGAGGAGGATCTGACAAGGTAATAATTGAGAACGGAACAACAATAACGACTAACTATACAATCGGAACCACATTCGGATCTACCTGTAATGCTGGTAGCTTTGGACCGATTACAATTAACGCAGGTATTACGCTGACTATACCTAGCGGTTCAGTCTATACGGTGGTTTAAATTATGCCTATTGCAATTAATGGATCAGGAACAGTAACAGGAGTCTCGGTAGGAGGTTTACCTGATGGAATAGTTGATCGTGATACTTTAGCAACATTAGCTAAAGGTAGTATTCTTCAAGTTGTTCAAAATTCATTTTCAACACAGACATCTTTAAATAGTACAAGTTATATAGATACTGGTTTAACTGCAACAATCACACCTTCCGCAACTTCAAGCAAAGTTTTAATTGTAGGTTGGATGCAAGTAAGTTCAAGTTTGTTCGCTTCACCTTACTATGTTTATGGTTATGGTTTTAATATAGTTAGAGGTAGCACAGAAATTAAGTCTGGAAGTGGGCTGCAATATTATCAAGCTATTGCAGACAGCGATATTTCTTATTCAGTATTTAACCGACCTCATAATTTTTCTTTTTTAGATAGTCCAAATACAACATCTGCAACTACATATAAAATTCAAGCAAAAGAAGAAGATATAGATGCAAGTTTGCAAATAAATCAGTCGAGTCAAACATCAGAAATGATATTAATAGAGGTTGCTGCATAATGATTTACGACAAATATTACGCATTAAAAAGTTTAAAACCTAGTAAGCAATTTGTTTGGAGGGGTACAGATTATTCTGGTTTAGAATGGCTTGAAAGTGATACACCACCTACTGAATCCGAAATAGATACAGAGGTAACAAGATTAAATAATGCAGAACCAATGAGATTATTAAGAGTGGAAAGAGATAGATTATTAGCAGTCTGTGATTGGAGAGCTAGTTCTGATTTAACACTTACAGATAATTGGAAAACTTATAGGCAAGCACTGAGAGATTTGCCTGTGTCTGCATCACCTAAACTAGATAGTAATGGAAATTTAGATATGTCATCTGTTACTTTTCCAACGGAGCCTAGTTAATATGAGTTCAATTAAATTAACAGCTGATTCTGGAGGAGGTACTGTAGAGCTTAAAGCTCCAGCTACCACTGGTAGTAATGCAAATAAACAATTTATTCTTCCTCAAAATGATGGTTCGGCATCACAAGTCTTAATTACAGATGGATCAGGTAACTTATCATTTGGAGCAGCAGGGGGAGGTAAAATTCTTCAAGTTGTTGAAGCATCAACAACAACAGAGGCTACATCATCAGCTACAAGTTTATCTGATACAAATTTAAGTGCCTCTATAACTCCAAGTTCTAGCTCTAGTAAAATTCTTGTTTTAGTTAATCAGGCATATTGTGTATTTAGAGATAGTGGATCAAGTGTTAATGGTAGGTTAGTTTTATTGAGAGATTCAACAACAATTATTGACCACACTACAAGTCAAGATAATACTCTTGGATTTACAATAAATAATTATTCTCATTTTTTAAGATTAGGGATGAGAGTTCCTTTATTTAAACTTGATAGTCCTGGCACTGATAGTTCCGTAACTTATAAAACACAGATCGCTACGATTGCAACTTCTAATAATGGTAGAGTACAAGCTCAAAGAGACAATTTGGTTTCAACAATTGAACTATTGGAGGTAAGTGCATGATTTACGATAAGACTGACGCAGTTGTAAGTTTGAAACCAGGAAAACAATGGACTTGGTCAGGTTCTAGTTATTCAGGATTTAATTATTTAGGAGGAGATACAGCACCAACTGAAGCTGAAATTAATGCTGAAATTAATAGGTTAAATAATGAAGAGCCGATGAAATTATTAAGACTTGAAAGAAATAAAAGATTAGCAGCTTGCGATTGGACACAGTCTAGAGATGTGACTTTATCTAATGATGTAAATTGGAAAACATATAGACAGTCTCTTCGAGATTTACCTGCGTCTGCATCACCTAAACTAGATAGTAATGGAGATTTAGATATTTCATCCGTTACTTTTCCAACGGAGCCTAGTTAATTATGTCAGAAATCAAGGTAAATTCGATAAAAGGGGTAGGAGCTACGGCTGCTGCTATTACTGTCAACAACTCTGATGGAACTTGTACTGCCAATATTACTAATAACCTAAGTAATCGTAATTTAGTAATTAACGGAGCTATGAACATAGCTCAACGTGGTACGTCATCTACATCTGCTGGCTATGCAACTGTTGATAGATTTAGATTAGCTGTTGCTAATGCCGATCAAGCAGCTTTTACACAAAAACAGGTTAGCGATTCTCCTGATGATTTTTCTCAATCTTATGAATTTGATGTTACAACTGCTGAGACTTCTTTAGATTCTAATGAATATGCGTTTATCGGTCATAGAGTAGAGGCTCAAAATTTACAAAGAGTAAAAGCAAATCAAGTAACTTTATCTTTTTATGTTAAAGCATATCAAACTGGAACTTATGCAATAAACATCTATCAACAAGACGGAAATATTCAGATTACAAAAACTTACACAGTTAGTCAAAGTGGTACATGGGAAAAGAAAACTTTGACTTTTGCAGCAAATACAGGAACACAGCCTAATAATGATAATGGTTTTGGTTGGGAGATTGGTTGGGTAATGGCAGCAGGATCTGGCGTTACATCTTCAGATTCAACATCTTGGGGTACTTATTCTGATGCTGGTTTTGCTTTTGGTCAAGGAGTAAATGTTTTAAGCTCTACAGATAATTACTTTAAAATAACAGGAATTCAACTAGAAGTAGGCAGCGTGGCCACAGACTTTGAGCATAGGTCAATCGGACAAGAACTTGCTTTGTGTCAGAGGTATTATTGGAAAATAGCTCAAAATACATATAGACGAGTAAATGGTTATAAAAGAGCTGATGCTAATTCTTTTTGGGAAGTTAAATGCCCAGTTCCTATGAGAACTGCTCCATCCCCTACATTGATTACAAGTGGAACATTTACTAATTTTAATACTAATTTTAACACCACTCAAAGTAGTCCTGTTGTTAATGAGTGGAACACAGATACAGGTATGGGTTTATTACACGTTCAATCGAATTGGAGTACAACAAGTGCATCAATACCTTCTTGGGAAGGTTACGAAATCGAATTTTCTTCAGAATTATGACTTACAAAATTTTAACTATGGACGGAAAAAAATACATTATCAGGTTCAATGATAATGGTTCACAGACAGGTTGCACAGAAGGAACTGTTGATTATGAAGAGTACCTTGAGTGGGTAGCAGAGGGAAATACTGCAGAAGCTCATGATTAGACTGGTTAGTTTGTAAATATAACAGTAGAATAAAAATATAAGATTTTTTTAAAAAATGCAGAAAATTTTTAATGCAATAGCTGTTGCTTCGGGTGTAGTTTCTTTAACTGTTGTAGGAGCTGGTTTAGGGATTTATCTAAATAAAGATGCAATTATCAATCATGTGAAAGAGAAGGCGTTAGAGGCGGTCACAGGTAGCTTAGGAGATAGTCTAGGAGACTCATTACCAATACCTGAAACAACTGGAGATGTAATTCCTAAATTACCTAAATCAATGTTTTAAAATTGTCTGAAATAAATCATATAAATATAAATAAATTAGAAATAATTCCTATTAATAGTTATATTCATACGCCTATACAATCTATACCTTTTAGTCCTCCTGTGACTTTAACTATTGGTAATCCAATAATCCAAGTTCCAGGCTGTGTTGTATTTAATCCTGCCAATGAAAAATCAATAAAACTTGTAACTGAAGATGATAGAGGTAATAGAACTTTATGTGATGGAACTGTACCATATTTCTTTCCTATGGATTATGTTCCTGAAGATTTAGTTTTTGTAGAAGATGTAGCTGCACCTAATATAACTCCAGCTCCAGAATTAGAGACTCCTCAGCCTAATTTAGATAATATTCCCCCACCAAAAAAAGAAGTTGAATGTC